TTCTTCAACAGCTTCTGGTTGTGGAGATAGCTTTGTTATTACCGCGTTTAGAACTTCTGCGTCCGATGCGGTAAGTTCGTCGCCGACCTCAAGCTTTAGCATTACATCTGCCAAAACATCAGGACTTACGTTTGCTCGCTTTGCTGCAATGTCCATGTTTCTTACCATCATCTTTCCTGCCGTTTCTGAGTACGCAGGGAAAGCCACAATAGATACTTCGTGCAAGCGTACTGAGTCCAGTGTACGCTGTGAGCCGTCTGCACTCCATGTGTCCCCGCCGGGAGGCACTGAAAAGCCAAAGCTCATAGAATCTATGTCTCCACGCTTGATTAGGTAAGCAGCATCGCGTCCCATGTTCGTGTCAGGCAAGTCTGCTGTTGCAAGTAGGCCTTTAGCAGTCTCTTCTAAGCGCAGCGTTCCAGCGCGAGTTGAGCCAAGTACTTGCCCTGAGTCATGGTTGAACAGAAGCTTTATGTCGTTACGTGCCCGCAGAGAGCGAGTAAATGCACCGGGAGCAATCTTCTCTGTAAAAGGCAGTGGCTCAGAAGGGCTGTTGTAAATGGCTGCATAACCAGTAAAGGTCATGCCGTGTCCTTCGCCGTTGTCGCGCACCTCGAAAGGTGTAACGTGTAACCGCTTTTCTATTTTTGCCATCCGTATTGCCTCCAAGGGCCTAGCGTCCTGCTTTTTGAGTCTTTTTAGTTTGCTTTGGTACTGTTGGGGCTGGTTCTACATATTCTACAGGCTCTACTGCAACCTCGACTGGCTTGGCTACTACAGGAGCAGGCTCGGCCTTCGGTGGCTTAGTAGTTACTGGTACTCCGTTGCTGCCGCTAATAAGCGCCATAAGTGTCTCCTTTTGGTTTATGAAGAATAAATCATTGAAACTGTAAAGTCGGGCTGGGTTGTGGCTGGCTGCGTAGAGTTGTTCGCTGCTCCCAGAACCATTGTGAACCCGATGCCGTTAGCAAACGGGAAGCCTTCAACTGGCAAAGGAAACGCAAGTGTCCCTGCCGCTGCTAAAGAGCAAACAATAACAGGAGTGCCTGCTCCTGCAACTGGCGTAGACGCATCATCGTATAGCTTGAGATGTCTAGGAGTTGCCGCAAGGTTAGTAAATACTATAGACCTGAGAACAGACGGAGATGCGCTAACAGGCGTTTCGTTTGTACCCGTTGCCCCTATTGCAAAGAACGGTGACAACGATGTTGAACCGACTATGGATACGCCTCCGCTAACTGGCTGAGTGGCGGGCAAGTTGCTGACCGTAACTGTGCCGTCAACGGTTTGAGTTGCTGGGAAGTTGCTTACGTCTACCGAACCAATTTGGTTTACACCTGCTGGGATAGAGGCAGCAAGAAATACAACGGCTGTTCCGTGTCCAACTCTTATGTTTACTACCGCGTTTATACCTACGCCACCTACTGCTCTTACCCTGAAATAGCTCATGGCAGCCAAGGTTCCTCTGAAAGCAGCTTCGGTTGTAGTGCTTGACTCTAGAGTTGAATCAACAAGACCTGTTCTTCTGCCATTCAAGGAAATCCAGTTGCCATCTACGCCATCGGTAGAGCTTGCAGACGCTTCAAAGTAAAAGGTTGCCCCGCCTAAAGTTCCTGTTATGTCAAGCGCCCAAGCAGAATCTTCTGGGCCTACGTCTAGTACAACCGTTGACCCTACGCTTGGCGTACCCGACAGCAGCACGCCGTCGTCTGCGGGTGCGGGTATGGCGGTGTCGGCTGCGTTGATAGTGCCTGTCTCAACCGTCGGCAACGTCGCTACATTGACTGTTCCAATAACTTTGGTAGATTCCTCAGCCAAGGTTACAGTTCCGATTTGGCCTACAGCGGCAACGGTATTGCTGTCCTTATGCCCAAACGCAACACCATTAACTGTGCCGGAAGTGTAAGCGGTAACTCTTGCCCTGAAGTACTTGTAGAGGACTGGCACTTTATACAAGCCGGGGACTGAGGCTGAGTTTATGTAAGGACTTGTTAGCGAGGTCGAGTCTTGAGATACGATGTTATAGAAGCTGCTGTTGTCGTTAGAGCCTTGAAACGTAACTGTTGCAGAAAAAGTGCCTTTTAGTTGTAAAGAAATAGAACGGTACTCAGAAACGTCTACAGAAGAAACGAGGTCGTTATCAACTACTTGGACATCCGAAACCGCAATAGCTACTGGGACAGGGTGAAAGCCGTGGCCTTCGATGCCGTCGCTGCCGTAGTTAGTTACTCTTAGGGCTTTGGCAAACGCATCAACCGTAGCTAAGTCTGAGCCATCTCCGCTTTTAATCTCTACTGCCATTTTGGGTTCCTTACCTTATTATCCAGTTTATCGTGTATGTGCCGTTTGCTTCGGCATTGTCCATTTCACCGTAGATAGTAAACCCTACGCCTACAACTAGGTCTTTGACTGCCAACCGAATTGGGTCAACAAGCAAGTCGTCTGTCGGGTGTTCGGCTGTTGCAGTAATTCTCATAGACGCCATGACAACCGAATCTGCTGCTATCTCCGAGTAGCCAGTCACGACCGTCTCGGCAGTTTTAGCACCACTGCCAAAGTCTAGGGTAGCTGTTCCCTTGGAACTTGTAAATCCGCGAGGGCCGGGTACTCCCTGTATGCCTTGTATGCCTTGTATGCCCTGTATGCCCTGTGAGCCTTCGTCACCTCTAGGCGTTACTAGGCTAAGCGTTTGGTTAGGCGCGGTTCCAGTAATGGTTGCTTCGGCGGCTGCTCCGGGAGCGCTTGCAGTGACAGTACCGATAGATAGGGTGTTGGCAGGCCCTATGGGGCCTTCGATGCCGGGAATACCCTGCGGGCCGCTGCTGCCAAGAACGATTGTGTTTACTGAGTTTGTAATACCAAGCGAGACGTCTGACTTTTGTACCACAATGGTTGCTGCTGATTGTACAGCGTCTAATTCAATGCTTGATTGGTTTATCGTGAGACTAATTGGCTGCTTAGTTATAGTTACCGAGGCTTGAGTCTTTGCAACCAAGACCGTAGACTTGGTTTCCTGAATCTCAAGTTGTACTACTGGCATTATCTAGTTATTTCTGCAATAACCGTAAACTTGCCCCTGATAAGCCTTGTGACTTGCCCGCCTGAGTTTAGGTCAAAGTCATACTCGTAGTTACCTGCTGCAACCGCAGCCATGACAGTAGCTGACACCTCTACGGCAATCGTACCTGCAGCTCCGCCAAGAGTTATCTCGCTGCCTGATTCTAGGCTAAGGATTGTGGCTAGCGAGCTAGGTGCTGACCTGACCTGCATGGCAGCGGTGTAGCCCGTAAGGTCAACAACTACGTTGTCAATCTTGTAAGTCATGTCTAGCGTAAAGGTCGCGCCTTGGTAAGCGTCTAAGTTATAGGTTGCTGGCTCAATCATTTGTCCACCTTGTACGCCTTGTCGGGGTTCTCAGGGTCAACTTGTGCGATGCCCTGTAGCTGAACGCTTGGTAGGCCAGTGTGCGCAATGGCGTCCAGACCGAATGCTGCAAGGGCAGCGGCAGGGTCATATCCAACTTGTACCAGCTTGGTTGCCATCTCTACGCGCTGCGCTGTTGCGTTTAGGTCTGCGGCTTCGACGTTTACGTTAGCTAGTGGCACGCGAACCGTGTCGGCAGAAGGGTCTTTAATTGGCGGCAAGTCTTCTAGGCGACGTACATCGTTGATTGTTAGGTAGCCAGCCTGTAGGCCTGTGCTGTAAGACCTGTTGCGTGACTCTATGTCGGCTCTTAGCAAGCCCTCAAGTGTGAACTTGACAAAGGCGTTCTCTCCGCCAGATGTCCTTGACAACACTGGTGTCAGCGCGCTCTCTAGCTTCTGCACGATTGGCCTTAGGCAGTGAGTAACCCAAGCTAGGTTGTTTTGCTCAACCGAGGCATAAGAGTTAGTGCCCGGTAGCCCTAGAAGATGCGGCGGGATGTTGAACGCTCTTGCTACGTCTTCGACTGCCATTCTGCGGCTGTCTAGAAACTGAGCTTGGTCGTTGGCAACGCTCGTTGGCTTGTAGATAGCACCGTTAGACAGGATGCCCGTCTTGTGCGAGTTTCTCCAACCCTTGTGGCGAGAGTCAAAGCTCTGCTGTAGGTCTTTGGCTTGGTCGGCAGTCAGCTTGCTTG